GGTCACGGCGGCTTGAAGGACGGCCGCGACAAGGTCGCCCGTTACGGCCCATGCGGTCAGCGCCCCGCCCCAGTGAACGGTCACCGGCTGCTCCATGACCTGCGCCTGCAAGTAGGAGAGGGCTGGAAGTGGCACCATGTCCGCGGTGGTTCTAAGCAGGAGAATCGGCGTGCCCTGAACTAAGTCCCGGAACGCTGATGCCGTGGTGCTGTCGTCCGACTTCATGGAAGCGTTGATCCCGGATGCGGCCCCAACTTGCCCGCCGAACGCGACGGGATAGCCCGAGCCGATAATGTCGATGGAGCCTGACTTATTCTTGTAGGCCACGGATTTCAGCGACGGGCCGTCGATGGTGAGGAACCCTGGATTGACGCCGCCTGTCATTACCGGCAGGCACTTGTCAGGCTGGAGTGGATCCTGTAGCCACGCCGTTGCGCTCGGCAGGGTGATGGTCGCCGCAGCAACCACCACCCCATTCACAAGTAGGGAGTACGTCGTGGGCCGATTCAGGGGGGCGCACCAGTCCATATCGACATAGCTGTCAATGAACTGGCGCGCCCTCCACCCCGGAACCGTTTCCGTCCGCCCCTCGCACAAGCGAGTCAGCGAGAACGTCGTCATGGCCGCCACGCCTGAGACAGTTACGCGCACGGCCGGTGGCGCACCATCAATGGTTTCCAGTTCCAGAACGTACAGCCCGCCCGTCGAATAGACGACACTCATCGGCGCATACCTCCTACTTGACGGGCAACCTGATTCAGTCCAGCGCCCACCCGGCCATCGACCTGAGCAAGCAGATACTCACCCGTGAACGGGTTCTGCACGTAGACGTCGCCCATCGACTGGCCCGGCTGACCGAACCCGCCAATAGCGGCCGGCGCTGCTGGCGCTGGTGCGGCATAGGTTGGCCTGACGCCACCGTTGTGGAGTTGCTTGCGGAAGGCATAGACCGCGTCCTGCCCGCCCATAGCATCCACGTCAGAGTCACTAAGTACATGCTCACCTTTGGCCGCGTAGATCAGCCGGGAGTCAACACCCTTCGGGCCTGGTGCATTGTCGATAGCGCCACCCGATGCGAACGCTTCGGGACCCTTTGAGAGTCCGCCCGATCCGGCGCCCTGCCCGTTCGTGCCGGCGCTCGGGTCGTAGAACCCGGATGCGTCGGTGGTGAAGTAGATCGTCTTGTTCGGGTTGATGTTGTCCACGGCCTGCTTGATGGCCTGCGCTTTCGCCATCGTGTCCGCATAGTTCTGGATTGCGGTTTCGATCTTGACGTCCTTGGGGATGCCAAGGGCAGCGCGGGCCATGCCGTCAGCCTCAGTAGCACTCGCACCAAAGGCAATCGCGTTGTCCTTGAGTTTGTTGTACTGGTCCGTCAGGTTGACCTGAAGATCAGCGGAGGACATGCCGTTCTTCGCGTTCGCCAGCGTGGCACTGTTCGCAGCGCTGGCCTGACCGAGCCAGGCTTCCTTGTTTTCCTTGCCCGCCGCGGTGTGGATGTCGAGCGTCTTGCCGTTCTTGGCAACCATCGCGTCGACAGCTTCAAGCGACTTCTGGTAATTGATCGCCGCCTGATCCGCCGAGATACTCATAAGCCCGGATGCCTGCATGGCCGTAACAAGCTTGTCGAGGGCAAGAATGGTGCCGTCCGCCGCAATGCCTAACTGGTCAAGCGCCTTCTGCTGCGCCTCAGTGGCCTTCGCGGCGACTTCCGCCATCTTCGCCTGACCCTCAGTGGAGTTCTGCGCGTCCTTCATTTTTTGGGGGACTTCACCAAGCGCCCAGTTCAAAAGCTCCTGCTGGTCAAGCGGCACCTTCATGTCGTTGGCAAGCTTCTGAAGGCTTGCCATGTACTGCGGGAAGGACTTAGCCGTGTTCTCCACGGAAACGCCCTGCTTGGATGCTTCATCGGCAATCTGCTTGAAGCCCTTGGCCGCCATCTCAGGGTTGCCACTGGATGCGAGGTTCGACATTGCGGTGTCGATACCATCGAGTGACTTCCTCAGCTCCGGCAGCTTGCCGCCGAGATTGATGAAGCCGTTCATGAAGTCGTTGACGTTGTCCGAGAAAGACAGGTCATTCAGTCGGGCAATGGCAGATCCAGCGGAGTCAATCTGCTCCGTCATTCCCTTAATGCCGAACAGCCCATTATTGGCCCGAGCAAAAACGTCCTTGCCGAACGCCTCATCGACAGACTTTCCACCCTTAGCTAGGCCGATAAGCGAGTTCGTCATCTCCTGCGTTGACTTCGCCGCGGGGAGCATGTCCTCGCCAATCTTCTTGACGATTAGCAGGGCCACGAGCGCGGCAGCGGCCGGGAGCGCCACCTTACCTAGGGACTCGATAGCGGCCATGGCGTTAGGTGAGGCCGCCTTGAGCGCCTCAATAGCCTTTACCGTTTCGTAAATCTTCGGGATCGTCGTCAGTAACATCCCGCCGAGCAGGAGCGTGCCGCCCGTCAGTCCGGCGATAGTCATAATGCTGCGCTGCGTGGCCGGGTCAAGGTTGCTGAACCCGGTAATGACGTCCGTGATCCCCTGGACTAGTGGGCGAAGTGCACCGTCCGCGGCGGCACCCATCTTGATTAGGCCAGTCTCGAAGGATGCCTGTAGCTTCTTGAAGTCACCATTCAGGGAGTCCATCTTGCCCGCGGCCTGCTGCGCGGCGAACCCCTGGTCGTTGACGTCAGAGATCCACTTCTGAATACCGGTAGAGCCCTCCTTCATAAGGACCGACGCGGCGCGCATGGCGTCCGTGCCGAACACCTGGCTAAGCGTGTAGTTCTTTTGGGCGTCCGTAAGGGGAAGAAGCTTGTCATGCAACTGCCCTGCCAGCGCGGTAACGCCGATGAACTTGCCCTGCGTGTCGTAGGCGTTGATGCCAACCTGCGCCATGGCGTCCGCCGCTTGTTTAGACGGGGATGCCAACTGGTTGAACATGGTCTTCAGTGACGTGCCAGCATCGGAACCAAGAAGGCCAGCATTAGCGAACGCCGAGAGCGTGCCTACCGTTTCGTCAATCGTCAGGCCGAACTGGGAAGCCACAAGGCCACCCTGCTTCAGCGCATCCCCAAGCTCAGACACGCCACCTAGGGCCTTGTCAGCACCGGCCGCCAGAAGGTCAGCGACATGCGGAACATCCTTGCCCTTGAGGTTGAACTGAGTAAGGGCAATCGTGGCAATCTCAGTTGCCTTGCCCACGTCAATCTGACCAGCCGCGGCGAGGGCCAGCGCGCCAGGCAATGCGCCGCCGATCATCTCCTTGACCGACACGCCAGCCTTGACCAGTTCGATCTCAGCGTCAGCCACATCGTTAGCAGACAGGCCGAAGGCGGTACCCATCGACAGTGCGGACTTGGTGAGCACGTCCATCCCAGCCGCTGATGCGTGCGATAGTGACTGAACCTGAGCCATGCGGCCGGAAAACTCCGAATAGGCGTGAACGGCAAGGCCGATGCCGGCGAGGATGGCCCCGCCCATGATCGCGGCATCCTTGCCGACTGTCTCCATGTTGGCCTTGTTCTTCTCAATAAACCCCTGCGTAGCCTTACCGGCCCCCACTGCGGCATCCCCATATTTGGAGAATCCGCCCTTCGCCTTGTCCAGCTCGCCACTGGCATCAGACAGACCTTTGCTGAGTCCAGTAATGTCCCCCCGAACCTTGACATCAATCACATGGTCATTAGCCAAGGAGGACTCCTATTTAATTGAGAGGAATGCTGTTAGGATCGCGGGCATGACTCAGATAAAGCTGGACGCGCCTAAGAAAATGCTCTTCATGCACGTACCGGGAACTCGAATGGTGATTGTTGGGTGGGTGCTCGTGCTGCTGGCGCTCTTCGGTGCGAATAGCGCATCATTCATGTCCCCGGCATTCTTTATCGGGGGTATCGTCCTCATTAGCGCCGGGCACATCACCCGGACGCTCTCGAAGAATCAACCTTCCTGACAACCCACACATGCCCGGCGCGGTCTACGTCCGGGTACTGCTTGTAGTACGCCTCAGACGCCTTGTCTCTGGCCTGCGCGGCGAAGTCGATCAGGGGCAGGCCGGGTGCTGATTCGGGGCCAGCGGCGAACATGTACTTGCGCTTCTGATTGCCAGGGTCCGCGTCCGTGGACATGGCCTCACTGATGAGCTGCCCATGCGGGCCTAAGTCGGCTTCGTAATCCATGAGCGCAGCCAATAGTTCGTACTGTGAGCGGTCAAACTCAGGATCCGGAGTGGAGGCAATTAGCGCGCCGTCGTCGTCGTACTCGTGGCGTGTTGTCGGCTCCCACCCCCATAACCGGCGCGGGGCTATTCCGAGGTCACGGGCGAGACGGACGTCCCGGTAGAGTCGGGCGTCGGTGTGGAGTCTTTTTTTAGGAACTCCACCCCAGCCCAACCGTCAGTCTCATTCAGCCGGGTCACGGCACCCCAGACGCGGTCGAAGTCGCCACCAGAAAGGTTCGCCCACAGGTCGGACCACTCATCAGCGGGGATACTCTCGGTCTTGTCGCCGTCAACCAACCAGCCGCCCGCTTCGGCCGCGGCCTTGGTCACGCCGACGATGTCGTAACCCTTGCGGGAGTCAATCGCCACGCCCTCACGCGGGGGACGCAAGGCGATGATCGCGTTCCAGCGATCGAAGGACAACGCCCGGAACCGGAGCGTAACCAGATCCTCGCGCATGGTTTCCTCAAGCGCATCAATCCTCGCCTGCACTTCAACGGTTGCGGGCGGGCCCATGGTTACACGCGGGACGTCAGCGGCTTCACTGAGTTCCTTGTACAGTCGGTCACGGGCAACACCCGCCTCACCATCGAGGCAGACATCGACATCTTCAAAACGGAACGTGGCCTTATCCAGGCTCTTACGCAGCTTCGACACAACAAACTCCTAGGGTAGTGGGACTACGAGTGGGACAGGTGCAACAGGGTGGAGGCCTGCGCGCCCGCGGTCCCACAACACACGGGCGCGCAGGAGTTTCTAGGCGATCAGGACCGCGTCGGTCTGCACGGCGCCGGTCACGAAAAGCTTCTGCTTCTTCGTGAACAGGCCATTGGCAACCGGCGCGTTCTTCGCCTGAACACCGGCACGGATCGGGATGACATCGACCTTCTGGCCGACAGTCCAAGCTGTGGCGTTCGGAATCGCGTAGCGGACAACGATCCAGCCGACAGCATCCTTGGTCAGGGCCGCGCTGGCGATGTCGCCGGAATCGCCGTAGACGTACTCGACTTCCAGCGTTTCCTTGACGCGGCCGGCCTGCTCGAAAAGCTGAGTGTTGGTCAGGCGGTCATCGGTAACGGTGTCCTGCGCCGTCGCCCGGTTGAATCCGCCCGGCGTGAGGGAATAGGTAATCGTCTTCGTGGTGACGGCCACCAGGTTGGCGACAGACAGCGCGTTGCCCGTAGGGACGTAGGCAACCAGAAGGTTGCCGTCAGACGCTACGGAGAGCGGGGTAGCTTCGAGAGCCATTAGTTGATCTCCTTTATGTTGCCGTCAGACGGCGGTTCTTCCGGCGACGGTTCTGCCGCTGGATCTTCTACCGACTTGGCGGCCTGCTCCACAAGCGGAGTGTGATCGTCGCTGAGTGCGGTGAAGTCGTCGGGCCAACGCTCGAGCCAGGTTTCATCAACCGTGCCCTCGTCGCCCGTGTGGTTATTGAGCACGCGGATTTGTGCCATTGGATGCCTCCAAGTTGTTAGGTAGCTCGCCGGGATGTCAGATTGAACACGTCAGTGATGAACTGGGGCGCCGGGTTGATCGTTGTGTCAGGTTGAACCGGGGATGAACGCCTATGCTGCACGGCCTGTGGAGCCCAGCCGGTCACAATGGGCCGCCATCCAAGGAACTGCGTCAGCACCTTCTCAGCGAAGTAGCGGGCCTGATTGGCATCCACGCCCACTGCATGAGTGGTGATGCGAAAGTCTGCCTGCGTAGGCTGCTCCGATGACTCGCGCTCAACGGTGCGAACGCCCGAATCAATCTGCACCGCAACATACGGCGGTGGAAGTGGCGCGGCGGCCGGGTCGATTATCCCGTCAACCACGATGGCTGCCATTGCCGCATCCGCCCTTAGCTGGGCCAGCAGCGCGTCAGTGTGGGCGCGGATCATAGGGCCTCACCAACCGCCATGCTGATGCCCTTCACAAGGTCCTCGACGTTCCCGGCAAGCGCAGGTTCAAGGACGGGCTTAGCGGCGGTGTATGGCGTCCCATACTCCAGTGGTATAGCGGCCTGTTTCCAGCCCTTCACGGGACCTATCCAGCCCTCCACGACACCCTTTGACGGGTGCTTGATTTCATACTGGTACGTGGACGCCTGATGCCTGACTGAATCGCCAAGGACTTCCTTGGCGTTCTTCTTGGCGTCGTCCTTGATGTGCCGTGACGTAACTTCTACTGCCTTGGTCACGTTCGTGGCGGATACCCTGTCAGCCAGGCGGAAGGCCTCAATAACGCGCTCAATGCCGTTGACTTCCATGCTGAAGCTCACGTGTAGGCCTCCACAAAAAATCGGCGTGCTGTTGCGTGCGTCTGCCCGGCGAGTCCGCGGAGACGGTACTTCGCGCCCACAAGTGCCGGATCAACTGAGGTGGTGAATGTCACCACATCTCCATCCTTGACCGCAGCGGACGCGATCACAGGGAGGTCGCAGCGGGCGTGCGTGACAGCCTCAACCTGACCCACTGCGCTCGCGTCCTGCGGCTGCCTTGGCTGAACTACTAGGCGGCAAGGTCCCGACGTCTTGCCTGATGCAGGATCTGGGTAGATCGTTGTCTCGGCCACCGTGTATTGCCCGGTGGTTTCATTGAGGACCCTGCCACCCTCGCGGGTGATCACGCACGCGTCCTCCATGATGGATTCATGCCACGCCCGGCCAGCCTGCACCAGCCCCAGAAGCGGACTCATGCCGAACCCGTGACGTAGGCCGTGGTGCCGTAGCTGGCCCGTAGCTGCTGCACAACACGATCAGGCAGCGTATACCCGCCCAAGCCATTCTCGGCGGACTGGGACCAGACCAGCTTGAAGTCATCAATTGCAACCGATGACAGCCCGCCGTTGCCCAGCATCCCGAGCTTCGTCACAGCGTCGATGACCTGCGCGGCCAGCACGCAGGCCCATGATGTCAGCGAAGGTGGCGGAACCGAGTAGCCGGCCGTGAACTGTATGGTGGCTATCCCGTTAGTGTCCGACTCGAACCCGCCATCGTAGACGTCGTACGTCATGTACGTGTTCGGGATCGAAACCGAGTCCAGCGAGATGACCGGCTGAATGGGGAGCCTATTGAAGATCCCCGCCCACACCTTGGTCGTGTATGTCACCTGAGCGGACGGGTAAACCTGCCAGCCCAGGATGTCCCTCAGGTGCTCAGTGGCGTCATTGAGCAAGGTCTGAACCCAGTCAATATCCGCGCCGGCATAAGTGACCTTTGTCCGGGCCTGGAGGTCAGCCACCGTAGCAAAGCACGTCTGGATCAAAACTACTGACATGACTGACCTCCTATCCGGTTAGAGTGAGCAGCCCTGAAGGATGCCGTGTGAGGACTCTGCGCCGTAAGCGAGGCCAACCTCGCCGTAGAGCTGCACGTCATCCGATGCGCCGGTCTTCGCCAGCGGCTCAGCGAAGAAGTGACCCTTGCCGGGGACTTCGAGGTACACCGGGGAGCACTCGCCGAGGGAAGCCAGGATGATGGTGTCCTGCGGGACGGCACGGTCAACCATCACGCCGAGGGTGCCGAAGTCCGTGATGATGGTGGACATCGAAACGCCGCCCATGGTGCGGTTGTCGTCCTGGAACTGCGTGGTGTACGCCTTGGACAGGTTGATCTTCTGCTGCGAGTTCACGAGGAACACAGCCGATAGCTCATCGTTGATGCCGCCGTTGTCGTAGACCTGCTGAGCGAGGCCGTTGACCTGATCGCGGGTGATCGCCGTAGCGGAACCCTTGGTCAGCGCGATGCCGGTAGCGGTGCCCACGGTGATGGCCGTGCCGCCCTTGGTGGTGGCGACCTTGAAGCTGACCGTGGTGGATACCGAGGTCACCCAGTAGCTACGGCCAAGGACCAGGTTCCCGCCGACCGCTGCGGTGAACACAACCTTGTCATTCACGGCGAGCGCGTGAGTGCCGGTGATGGTGTCGGTAGCGGACGTGAAGCCGGTGTACTTCAGCACATCCGAGTTGGCCTGGCCAACGTTCGTGGTGATCGCCGGGATCAGGCCGCGGGTGCGCGCCGCCGTGGTGTTGTCGGTCGGCTTCTGGTAGACGCCGTTGATGAAGGACCAGTTGGCGTCCTTCACCATCTGAGTCAGCATCTGGCGGGTCTGCCAGTCCACTTCGTTCAGGATCGGGTTGGTCTGGTCGTTGTTCGTACCGGACTTCAGGCCATAAGCGGCCTGCTTGGTGTACGAAACGGAGACGCGTTCCTGGTGGATCTGAACCACGTTGGTGAAGTTCTGACGCACACGGTTCTGAGCGGTCGGAGCGGCGGCACCCTGGAGTGCCGTGTTCTGGCCGGGGGTGCGAAGGTCATAACCTTCCCACTCGAACTCGGTGGACGTAACCTGACCGCCACCGTTGGACAGCCCACCGATGGTGGAGAAGAACGGCGTGGACGTCGGGGAAAGCTGGTGAAGAACACCAGTGTAGTTGGGCAGGTTATAGGTTGTGCCCAACCCTGAAATACCGGACATGGAACCCTCCTAAGGTTCTAGATCACTCACGATTTGCGAGTTTTGTGTTTTGCAGTCGAATGACCGTCATGACGTCGCCCGACTTGTTCGCTACGGCGATTTGCTCGTCAAGCGTCAAGGGGGTTTTCGGCAGGTTGGCCGGATCCGCAGGAACCTTGGGCACACGCGGGCCGCCACTTTGCGCGGCGGATTTTGCTAGGTGAGGCTTTCGCTTCACCAAATCTTTGAGAGCCTCGGTAATGTCGTCGGCGTCGAACTCGCCGTCGTCGCCGGGCTCAAACTGGGACAGGTCCAGGTTTAGGAGCGCGTCCGTGGGGTCGATCAGGACATCCTTGGCCGCCAGCTTTAGGTCAGCCTTCAGGACGCGCTCATTCGCCTTGGTCATGGCGCGGGCGTCGGCCTCACGCTGCCAGTCCTCGGGGGTTTTCTCGTCGCCGGGCTTCGGGGCGCTCAGGGCGTCCAACTTGTCCTGTAGCGCCTTCTTAGCGGCCTTCTCGGTGGCAAGCTTGGCCTTCATGGAGTCCAGTGCGCGCTTGCCGGGATCACCCAGCGCTTCGGAGCCGTCAGGGTCCGTCTCGCTGCCTTCGGGGTCCGTGGCGGGAGGATCGGCGGGGGGTGCCGTCTCAGCGGGCGGCTCTGTTGCCGCGGGTGGCTCAGTGCTGGCGGGGGGTGTGATCAGATCGGGCATTGCGTTTCCTTTTCGTCAGCCCCATTGCGGGACATAAGAAAACCCCCAGCCATTGCGGCAAGGGGTTGAGGGTGGGTCAGAAAATGTAGGCGTATTGCCTGAGCATGCTGATGGCTTCCTCGCGGCTGCTGGCAATCTTGAAGATTTCCTCGGGCATAAGGCGGGCGTTAGAAGTTCGCAAGTACTTCGACGTTGCGCCTTCCTTTGTGAAAGCGTCCTGAGTCGCGCCATATATGCCGCGCTTCGTCGTGCCCATCCGAGTAGCCTTCTGCCCGTCCTTGGTCACGTACATTCCTTGACGGGCGTTGACAACCTGATTCATATCCGCGCCCGCGTCGATAGCCTCCACGCCAGCCTTGCCGAACGCCTTCACGCGAGCCTCTGGTGACAGTGCTTCGTAGTATGCCTTCGGGTCCGTAGTGGGGTAGTCGTCAATATTCTCGTCGGTGGGTATCATCGTGCAGTGGCAGCGAGGATGCCTAAGGAACGCCACAGCCTTGCCGTACCGCTTGCCAGCCAGTATGATGCACCGGGAACACGCGCCCGCCTGCACCATCCGCACATAGGACTTGGGCCGGAAGTATGGTTTCACCAGCCCATCGGAACCACTGACGTACATGTGACCACCGGGGCCCTTGAATGGCTCAGCACTCGCGGGTGCCGGGGCATCCCGCATGAACATTGAAACCATCGACGCCGAAGAACCGGCCCCGGCAATCTGCGACTCCACAGCGGTACGCAACGCCGCTGCGCCCGCATCCATCGCGCCGGCCAGTGATGCGCCACCAGCAATGGAACGCTTAGCGTTGACCGGACCAGTCAGCAGCAGACCGTTCATCGAGCGGCCATCGTCAGTGAACCCGGCAGCGAACCCTTGCGGCCGCACCGCAGCCTCAGTGAGAGACGTAGCGCCGAACGCCTCCGCGACGCTCTCCATGTACGGATCAACATTCGCGGCCATCACAAACTGAGCCCGCTGAACCAGTACCGCAGCACGAGCCGCGACAATGCCCCAACTCGTAGACATCGACGCCGGATTCACGCCACGCCACAGGGTCACAACAGCCGCTGCGGTGCGATCCGCAAGGCTGATCTGCCGCGACTGGAAGTCAGTAGCAACCTCAGCGACAGACGCCACGGTCAGGCCACCGCGCCGTTACTCACGGGCGGCGGTGCGGACGCATTTAGAAGATCACCGATACCCGCCGCCATATTCCGCTGCGTCTCGGCCGTCTTCATGTCCATGATCCGGGAGATCTCAGACGGTGAATGACCGTTCTTTTCCAGCAGATACTCGAACGGGTAGCCAGACTGAATATCCTTCACCATCGCATCAGCCTTCTGAGCCTCAGAGCGTGACTCAGAGTTCTTCCACTTGACCACGCCAAGCTTTGCCTCCTGCGCCATCTTGTCATCGCCCTTCTGGATGGCAATAAGCTCGAAGACGTCACGGACACGCGGCTCGAAGAAGTCACGCGCCTGCATTACCTTCTGCACCAAGCCAGCCTCAGCCGCCATGATCGCATCGGCGGAAAGGTTGGACATGCCGGCGCCGGTCATCAGGTAGTGCTGCGGGGTGCGGGTCTGTGCAGCGATATGACGGACAGCCTTCTCAATCGTGTCCGTGAATACGTCGAGTTTCGCGGCGTCCCACTGGCCGATAGAAGCATTCTCGCCCGTCAGCCACAACATGCGGCCCTGGGTCAGCTTCTCCTCGTCGATGTCCCGCTCGCCGATCTTGTTACCAAGGGAGTCGATGATCGGGATCTTCGGCGGCGCCTGACCCATGATCACGCGGGCGGGCATCGAGGCGTAGTCCGCAGCGTTGAAAAGGTACGCCCATAGCAGGTTGATGGCGTTCTGCATCGGAATGACGCCCTGAATCTCCGAAAGGGGACCAGTACCAAGCACCGGCCGGTTCGGGAACTCCACCAGCGGGACAACGCCCAAGTGATTTACGCCCGACGCCTCCTCATCCATGACCCATCCGCCATCGAATGACAGCGAGGAAAGGACGGTTTCAGGCAGCGCCAGCCCAGTAAAACCGGCAAAAACGCGGGCGCGCTGGAACTTATAGACGTATTCGGCATCGTAGAGGGTGACGAACTCCTTATTGGCGTCCAGGTCATCCCAAATCACCATGCCATACTTACGGCGGCGGTTCGTCTCCGCGTCATACCAGACAATCGCCTGCCGGGCATCGCGCCACGTGATGATCGGCTCGCCGTCAGGATCGCCCCACACCAGAGCGAACGAACGCCGGCAGATCATCGCATCCAGGAACCCCTGAGCGCTCCACGAGTCCTGCTCATTCATCAGCCAGGAATCATAGAGGCTCTTCTCGCGCTTCGACTGCCGCGACTGGGTGGACGATGGCAGCTTGAAGCCCTGAACCGCGATACGCTCCGACGTCGAGTTAGCTACAACCTCGCACCAGTTGTCCGTGAACCCCTTATAGCGGGTCGAGTTGAAGTTCTTCCACTCCTTCGAGGCGAAGGTGAGCGGCTGCTTGCCCTCATAGAATTCCTTGAACTCGGTAGCCTCCTGCCCGCGATACTGCAAGATGCGGTAAAGACGGTTTACCTGCTCCGTGGCTTCCTGTTTGGTAAGCAAGCAATCCCCCTTAGAAGACGTAGGTGTATTCAGGCTCGGTCACGGCATTGGCGCCAGACGCCACGGCATCGGCGGCGGCCTCGTGCGCCAGCACCGACGACATAGCAAGGTCAATCTTTTGGAGTTCGGACGCCTTGCCGAGGATGTATGTCTGCCCCTGGCGTGCGCGCTCCACGGCGTTCCGCATGTGGAATGCCGTGGTTTCGCAGCCGTCATGGGAGAACTTTGAATCCGGCTCAATGATGTCCGTCTTCATCCGCTCCAACGTGGCGTGCATCTGCGAGATACGGTTGGTCCGCCACTCGAAAAACACCTTGTCCCCGTAGGCCGCTTTCCACTCGTCAAGCTCAGTCTCAAACTTGAACGGGTCGCAGTAAGCGCGGACGATCTCAAACTGGTTATTAATGTCCTCCCATGCCCGATGGATCTCCGGGCGAGGCACACGGCCATCCCAGTTGCGAGGATCCCAGATCGCTTCCCGCTCGCCATCGAAATAGCGTGGCGTGAACTGGTGAAAGTCCAACGTCTCCAGGCGGATACCCGTGACGTCGTTCGTTTCCGAACCATCGAACCCGGCACAAACCTTCGTGCGCGGCTTCACGGACGTCACAGCCTTCCGCGATTCCCACTG